GGGTTTGCTGGTGATAACGCCTCCTGTATCTTCAGCAGGACTGCGGCTTTGGTTTCCGCCTGAGTCAATACGGTGTCGGTAGAATTAACCTGCTCCAGAATATCGGCGACAACGTGGCTGTCGAAGTAGGTGTCGGCGTATCGTCGGATTATCTTTACGTTGGTGTGGACAAATTGATCCACAGTAGCCCGTTCCCCACTAGAGAGTGTGCCGCCAGAAACCATTGACGAACCAGAAGCAAATGACTTCCGCAGAGACGCAGCTATGGCGTCCTCGTCCGCCAGATTCAGCAGGGAGTGATTATTTCCTGACAGTTCCCATAGGTGGAAATTTATATCCCCCTTACCCAAAAAAGATTTATCGACTTCCGACAAGATCCCCTCCGAGTGTTTGGAGAACCTGTTCCAAAATAGTAAAGCGAGGAGTGCTGCTATCTCTTCGTCATATTCGTTCCAAGGGTCTTCCTCCTTGGGTCTGTCGATAGGGTCATCCACGGCTAGTCTTGGTCTGTGTTTGCGTGCGTCTCCAGCTCTATCGAGTCAACCTCTTTGGCTGGGTCGGCGGTGAGTGTTGTTTTCTGGAAGGGAAGGTCGCCCCACGCATCCGTAACATCTGGCATGTTCATGTCCAGCATCTCGTTAGCCACTTTGATGGCGATGTTTGGGGTCATAGCTCCGATGCGATTCAATCGCTCCAGAGTAGCCATCGTTGTTTCGCTGCCCGTCATCTTTACTGGGTTTGATCGGAAGTTCCAAAAACGTGATGGCGCACGACCTGTCTGTAAAATCACTGTGTTGATAAAACGGTCAACCTTTCTCCGCTCTGGAGAGAAAATCTGGCTCTCGGCAATCTCGATAGACGACTCGGCGGTGGCCCGTGTGTAGTCGGTGGCGTTGCCCAAAAAGATGGGCGGCAATCGGAAGGAAGAACGAACCTTGTCCATATTCTTCTGGTCATACTCTTGGAAGAGCGCATCGCTTGTCCTCTGTCCCGCCAACGGCTTAACGTCAATACGTGGAGACATTGGCTTGCCTTCCATATCAAACATCTCCTCATCGACGATGGCTTCCAGAACAAGCACCTTGTGCATACTGTCCCTACCCCTGTCCTTTGAAAATTGCTCCTCCAGCGCATCCACGGATTCCTGAGATAGGGATCCGCCGCCGATAGTCACTACCATAGACGGTATAGCGTTCTCCTTAAAGAAAGATAGATTGACCTCTTCTGATTCCCGAGAACCCAAGATGGCTGGCAGTTGATTCACCCACCTAGGGAGGGAGTATGGTTCTCCTGCGGAGTAACCCTCCAGACAATACATCTCGCTCGCCCTTTCGCTAAATGCCAAGGCGTCGTCCTGCTTACCGCTAGAAGGGTCGATAGATCGTGGATCTCCCACCTCAGCAAAAAATACCTTCTGGCCGTTAATTATCTGGACGTAGCGTCTAAAGTGCTTCTTAGACGTTACATGTGTAGGCTTACCACCACGCCGCATAACCGCCGTGTATTCCGTAGCCTCCGAGTCCCTGACGGTCTTCCTGACAGTCTGTGCGGGGACGTGGTAGATAGCGACAATCTCACCCATTACGTCACGAATCACCTCGACGTAGGCATACCCGAAAGTCTCATAGTCCGTGCGCATCTTAACCCGAAGTGACGTGATGTCCTCGTCGGGGTTCAGCTCGTGTAGGACGCTCTCGATGCGCTCCTTGTCTGCTAACGCCTCGGAAGAATCTTCCGTGCCCCCCTCGCCGATAAACGCCAGTTGGTATCCAAAGCCCTCGACATTTGTAACCATCGCCTCAATACACTGGGACAGGATATTAGAGTGCGTGGGTAGCTGCTTTAGGTTGGTCGGGTTGTAGGCTGGCTCAATGATTGTGAGGTCGCCACCCGAGCCATAACTCCCAGCAAAAGGATCTTTCTCTTGCCGTGACAGGTGATTGTCAGAGTCTTTCTCTGCTCGGAATATCTCTTGAGTTCCGCCGCCGAAAGCTAACTTTCTGGTTACTTTTTTCTTATCAGCCATTAGTCTAAGTGTTGCCAGATAATTCCACGTCGTTTAGTGAACGCAATAAATATCTGCGGTAAAATAGTTGGAGTTTACTTTTAGTGGTAACGAGATTGAAACCCGTATCACACTAGGTATGCTCCCCGAGCAATGCTGCCGCCGTCTCGCAGAACTCATCAGCACTCACAGCAGAGTGGTCGTTAAGGAACGAGTAGTCGGGGTGAATGTCTTTCCACCCACGCTCGCTGACATGCGAATCGCCGTCAGATACCTTGCCAGATCTGATAGTCACCATTGTTGCCCCGAAGCGACAAAGAGTTTCAAACTCGTTTGGAAATCTGGCGTCGTCTATGACGAACTTTGCGTCGTCAGAAGCCCCCTCTACCTTACGATACAAGTGGTCGAGCCACAAATCCTCATAGATATGACCCCTGCCCCACTCAGTCCCTAATGTCTGGAGTGCGTGTCGAAGGGTCTTGCCGCCAAGGCTGGTAAGCGGGACTTCTTTTGGGATAGTCCTAGCATCCTTTCCTATCAGAGCTGTGAGCATGGCATATAGTGGGTCAGCAAAGCTGAGAACTGTAAAACCGTGGTGTTTGGCGAGGTGGGAGGATAGCGTGCTTTTTCCGCACTGCTTCTCTCCACATAGAGCAATAATTTTCATAATAGTTTTACGCCTCAGCGTGGTCGATTAGGTGTTCAAGTGTTTTACGCTGGGAGCCGTGGTTTTTAGCCATACGCAAAAATAAAGCGTGGTGCTTCTTACCAAGCCGCAGGGTGATTGCTACTGGCTTTTTGTGTTCTGGGAGCGGTGGTCGCCCTACCCCCCGTCGAGTTAGTTCCTTCATGCGGTGGCGAATCTCACAGATACCATAGTATAGTGCAAGCTGTTTATGATACGGATTATTGCAGTAAACGTCTCCTGATAGATCTGCGCTTCTTTTTCCCCCTACGTTTCTCATTAGAAATCATCCCCCATAGGATAGACAAGCCATCGCACATATCATCATGCGCACCGTCTGGGAATCCCGCAAGCTCCCCCACAAAGTCTTTATTCCACGCCCCCCTAACTATGACTACCCTGCCAGCCTCTACCTTGTGTAGCCACGGGTGCGCACGCAGCAGCTTAGACGCTTTCGTGGGTATTTTTTTCTCCACCTTCATCCTACCCAAAAGCTGTTGACGAATGTCTTGAAACAGTGCTGTGAAACCAGAACCAGCCTCAATACCTAACCGCTGAGACTCCCACCTGTCCTTGTCAGACGTTGATATGAATACAATGTTGTGCCTGTTTTTCACCCATGTGGCTTTGTTCCTAAAAATATCTACAAGGTATAGCGTGTCCCCAGCTTCATCGTAACATCCCAACACGCCAGCGGTGTAGTCAGACGCCTGTTTTTCTGTGACAGCCAAGTCCCACGCTCGCACAAGCTCCATCCCCTTACTGGCTTGGATCTCCTCAAAGTCGGACATCCCGATGTATGTCAGTTTCGACACGTCAGCCTCTCCGCCCAAACTGGTAGCTGGTCGCCCCTGATACTGTGACGACCACTCATACGTCGGTATCCCAGCCTTTACCCCCAATAAAAATCGAGTATTACGAACCTCGGGGAACAACGCCATATTAGGCTCCTCCCTGCCCAGCGGGTCGTTATCCTCGCCCTCAGATAACGCTTTCAGATTCGTTACATTGAATATCTCATCCTCTTGGTCAAGCCCACGTAGTGAGTCTTCTCGATCTTCCGAAGTAAGGAATCCTATGAGGTCTTCTGGATGCCACCGAGTAGCGATGATAAACACGTTTGCCTCGGGTGCTAGTCGTGAAATAACATCCGCACTATACCACGACGCCACCCTGTCCCTCTGCGATTTAGATTCTGCTTCCTCCCGACCAGCGTGGGGGTCATCCACAACCTTCCAGTCAATACGCCGCCCTGTGAATTTTTTACCCGTCGTTTTACATTGCAAACAAGACCCGTTATTCCACTCCCTCTCGTCGATGTTGTCTACGTTATCGCGACCCATGGTCATCTCGGGGAAGATGGCTTGGTAGATGGGGGTATCTATGATGGCTTTAATGTCCCGACTGAACTTACCTACCAGAGTAGATGAGAACGCCGAGATCCCTACGGATATGCCGCCTCTCCGCCCCAGAATCCACGCCACTGCCAGAATAGTGAGGAACGTGCTTTTACCGTGCTGCGGCGGCAGAGAGATAGCCTGATATTTAGCTGCTTCCCCGTCACACACTTTCTGGACGATACTGCACAAAAGTCGGTGGACTTTCCCTATCTGAATATCGTTTAAGCTGGGTTCCTCTTTTGGGGGGAAAATGAGATAGCAGAATGTCAAAAAGTCTGTCTTGCCCCTCTCTACCAGAGAGGAAAACGCTACTTGATTCTCGTCATTATTTAACTCCATTACTGTGATATGATAGCATCTTCCGAGAACTCATCCCTGTGCGTTACAATACGGTTGATAATATCAACCAGTGCGGAGGAGTCAACATGATCTGCGTGTTCTGAGAAGGGGGTGGCTACCGTGCTGTCTGGTGCGCTCACAGTAACATTCTCACCGTAGCCATGCTTTGCCCCCTTGGTCTTTAGATAAAAAGTGATGGCTCTAGTGTCTCCCCCTGTTATCCTCTCCATCAGTTTTGATTCTACAAAGTCAAACTGTGATATTTGGGCTAGGCGCATAGACTCCCTAAATTCTTTGTCAGACTCGCACCACATATAATACGTTTTAGTGTCTATGCCCACAGCTCTGCACGATGCAGTCACTGCACAGTTGTTTCTAAGCATCGCCTCGATAAGTAACACCTTCCTCGCTGCCCTGTTTTCTGCGGCAGCAGTCAACTGCGTATCGCTACCCGTCTGTATACTGTCCTCGGCAGAGTTTGCCGCCACCCTCCTGCGTCGTGCCACACGCCTCGGGACGGTAGGTTGCGGAGGGTCTTGCCCGACTCGCCATGGGTCAACAGTATCATTTGTATCAGTAGCCATATTGTGTATTAACTTTGCCCCAGCACCTTAACAGCCAGCGAATAATACGCAAACACATTATGTGGGCGGCTTTGAGGCAGAGCCAATAAAGGGAATACAATAAAAAACCTTCGCCACCTTCGCAGGTATGGCACTCTGCCCCAAAACCATTGATTGATACGGGTTTCAAACTACATCCTAATTGTGGATCTAATCTTTGAAATCTTTCTGTTTTTACGAAAAACGCCACCACCCTCACGGGAACCCATACTGTTGGTGTTACCCTCGACAGTGCGGACATACCCGTCATCAGAGTCCTCGACGGCGATACCGATATGGCTACGCTTAAAGATGACAATGTCGCCAGCTTTGATCGTGTCACTGCCCGATACTGGTTTCGCCAGAGGTAATTTGTTCTCC